AACCGTTCTCGTTCAGTCGCATAACCTTTTGGGCTGTCTCGGGATCGTTCGTGTCCATAGCAAGAAGCTCTTTCCATGAGCCATCCTGATTTTTGACCGCTACCAGATATCCATTAGAAGAGGTCAACCAAGCGGTCGCCTGATTAATCGCATCGGATATCTGTACCGTTCTGAGGTCGATGGTCTGCAAGGTAGAAGCGTTCTGATCATTCAGTGTGGACACGAAAGTAGACCGCAGATTACCAAGAGTCACGCTCTTGTATCGTTCTGCCAAAACGTCATACTCCGTCCTTACAATCTTCGCCGTCTCACTGATGCCAAGCTTCTCAAACTCAACCGTAACCTCATCACAAAGTTTCACTCTCTGCAAAGGAGCAACTTCCTTGTATTCTTCAGTCTGCCAGAGTTCTACAAAGGATACCTCTATACTTACTTTCGGAATTCCCAACCCGCTCTTATTGACATACGCCTGTGCCGCAAGCCTCAAGGAATTGACAGAAGGCTCTTCTTCCCACTTCCCAGACAAGTCAAGCACCTCGGTCAAATGGAAGGGATAACGATCTGCGTTGGCAGAGTAAACGACATGCTCCGGCAGGGTAACAACATTCACGCCATCCATGTCTGACCAGTACGGAACCACACCGGTGACTGTCGCGGCAATATTCTCCTCTTGATTGATATCAGTGATATTCTTTCCATATCTGAGAGTGATCCCCGTGTCGATACTGCCCCTCTGCTTGTGCAGCTTAACGGTATAATTGTCCCACTCGTATTCTCCGCCAAACTGATCAAGCACGGATCCCTCGACCCCGCCAAGCCTTTGCCTGATAGAAGCGGGAAGGGTCTGCTTGTACGATGATGCTGTCGTCAAGTCTGTCCAGAACGTAAAAGGGCAGGCCTCGACCGCGTTGGTCTTAAGCCCTGCCAGTGTGCTCGCTGCCGCCGAAGGGGATGCCGCCACGCTAAAAGGCATACAAGGTATCTTTGTCAGATCATAAGAAATATGCCTTGCATACACCTTAAAACGTCCATGTATAGGCTTGCTGATCTCATAAACGCGGAACGCCTGCAATGATCCACCATCGCACGGAATGACCCCGATAATGGAATTCATAGCAATCTCTGATGCATGAGCACTGGACGCAGAAACCTCCATCTCGCACTCATAAACGCCGTTCCGCTCCTCGGTGACTATGCATGAGATGCAATCAAGCCGTCCCAGACCGTTTGTTGTGAAGTTTGTTTCATCATCCGCAAATAATATCGGTTTCATACAGTGAACCACCTCGGGGTTATCTGATATCTGGATCCTGTGTACTGGATCGTGTTATTTCCCGGCGTAAGATACGGGAACACGCCATCTGTAAGAGTGATATGCTGATTCTCCCCCGCTTGCAACGCCTCTTGCATATCACAATCAATGTCCACGTAAGATGCTGATGTGCTCAACACAAGACTGATATCACCTATCGTCAACGTTCCTGATCCATAGAGCCTTATCAAGGGGAGCGCCTTATATCTTGTTGGATTTTTGATGGTCACGCTCCCCGTGTATTCCCGCATCGTCTCGCCGGATTTCAGAAATTTCTGCGGCTTTCTCTCGAAGACAATGTTCATCGTGCCGCCGTTATGTCTGGGAACTACTTTTATATTCTCTACAGACTTAAAGACCGCCTGATAATACTCATCTGGATGGAACGTATCGCTCAGTCTCTGGTATCCGTTGATAGACAGCAGATAGGCTTTCAAGTCGTCAAAGTTCCTGTCAAAGTCGTTCACGATCACCGCCGGATAAGTCACCGTAACATTGTCAAATTTGTCATTATCGAATATCAGATTCCCGTTCCGCCCAGGTACAGCCACGCTGTCATAACTATGTAAAGGCGACTCGTACACGCCCGCATTGGTTATGTACGCTTCGAAATCCGCGCTTGATTTTCCGTTAAAGTAAAGATACTCACGCATAAACCGCACCTGCCTGATCCATCAAATGTCTAAGCCTGTCGCTGACAGCATCTGCCAGTTCGTTGATATCCTGTCCGTCAGAACCGTATACATTGACCGTGATCCCGCCGTAGGATGTCGTGTTTCCGGCAGCCTGCACTGTGCCCATATTGCCGGATACCATACCGTTGACGTTCACTGTCTGGTCTGCTAAAACATCAGAGAAGTCAAAAGAACGCTCTAACTGTCTAGTGACTATATCCGCGTTATCCTCAATACCTTTTGCGAACAATTCCATCATATCCGGCGCGAATGTATGGAAGTTCGACAGTGGACCCTTTTTCGGCTCGGAAAATCCTATGAAATCCCTGACAGTGTTCGCCATGTCGGATAACGTGCTTCTCAAGTCATCCCATTTCTCCCGGATACCGCCCAAGAAGTTCTCAATCAGATCCCTACCCCAATCCCTTGCGGCCTGCAGTTTTTCCATTAAGCCGTCTTTTAAGGTATCAATAATATTGCGACCTATGTCTCTGATAGATTCTATTCGATTCCGAATGCCTTGAATAAATTCCGTGACTAATGACATAGCGGTTTCTGGTATTTTAGAAACCCAATCCATTATGCCCCGGACTAATGCTAAAAGTATCTGACCGCCTGAAAGGGCTATTTTCAACAGCATCTGAGGGTCTGTCATGGAGTCTGCTAAAGTTGTAAGCAACTTAACCGCTGTTTCTATCAGCTTAGGAATATTCTTCAGAATAGCCTCGACCAGATTCCCGATAATGATCGGCGCTTTTTCGAGCAGCTTCGGCAGGGCTTTCATGAGTCCATCAGCCAAAGCCATGATCAAATCAAGGGCAGATTCCACAATGACCGTCAAGGTCTGCGGATCCGTCAACTTCTCCTCAATAGCAAGGATGACATCGTAGGCGGCCGGAAGCACCTCAGGGATTGCTTTCACCAAACCATCCGCCAGTGCCTCAATAATGCTTAACGCCGAGTCTATAATCCCATTGATGTTTTTGGTATCTACAAGAGTGCTTGCCAACTCTCCCATGATACTGAACGCAGAATCAATGATCGCTTTCAGGCTTTCCGGCTTGAGGAAATATTCTCCGAGAGTGGTTATGATTTTTATTGCCGCATCGAGCAGTTTTTGCAATGCATCAGATTCAACCAGAGCCTTTGCCAGTGACGTTATGATCTCAATAGCTGCATCAAGTATCAGATCAAGATTGTCCAGAATTCCCTGTCCAATAGCTCCGATTAGCTGACCGCCTACCTCTATAATTGTGGGCAGAGCATTCGTAATTGACTCTATCAAACTCCGAATAAAGTCCTCAAAAATCGCTATAGCGCCGTCCCAGTCGCCATTCTGAACTGCTGTGACCAACCCGCTAACGCTTTCTGTGCCCATCTGAACAAAATCCCTCAGAGCAGGGGTTACTCTGTCAGAAATTGCGATTTGCAAGCCTTCCATGGCAGATTTGAAGATCGTCACATTACCTGCGAGGTTGTTTTGCATCTGATCAGCCATCTGCTCAGCTACACCGTTGTACTGTTTAACGATATCCTGACCCGATGCCAGAGCCTCATTCAATGGGACTATGGAGCCGTCTGCTAACTCTGCCATAGCATCGCTTGACGTATCAATGGATGCCGTCAGCTTGTTAAAATCCTCGTCAGTCGCACTCACTATGGCAAGTAATCCAGACATGCCATATTTTCCTGCAATAGCCGCCGCTAAACTTGCTTTTTGAGCGTCTGCGGCCTTTAAATATGTGCCGGCAAGCTCCTCAACAGATGCATCATACTCATCTTGAGTGATCTTTCCATTCGCAAGTTCTTTGTCTAAATTCCCTACAGCATTGGTATATCCATCAACATCAATATTTACTCCCGCGAACGATGTACGCAGCTGCTCCATTACATCGCGAAAAGAATACATATTGCCTTGCCCGTCATCTAAAGACACGCCCAGTCGAGTCATTGCCGCCGAGACAGTGTCAGTCGGCTTTGCCATATTGGTCAGAATGCTTCTCAAAGACGTGCCTGCCTGTGATGCTTTGATTCCTGAGTTCGCCATCAGTCCGATAGCAACCGCCATATCCTCCGCAGAGTAATTCATAGCGCCTGCGACAGGAGCCACATACTTGAACGTCTCTCCCATCATCGCCACATTCGTATTGGCGTTTGATGATGCCGCCGCAAGTATGTCAGCAAAATGCGCTGAGTCCTCGGCAGATAACCCGAAAGCGGTCAATGCATCAGTCACGATATCAGAAGTCGTGCCCAGAGACTCGCCTGCAGCCGCCGCTAGGTTCATGATCCCGGAGATACCGGAAAGCATATCCTCTGTCTTCCAACCTGCCATAGCCATATACTCCATGGCCTCAGCAGACTCGGTTGCGCTGAATTTTGTGGTAGCACCCATTTCCTGTGCCTTGCTTCTCAGTGCGTCAAAATCCTCGCCCGTGGCTCCGGCAATGGCTCCAACCTTTGACATTTCCGCGTCAAAGTCCATACCTGCCTTGATCGCCGCGCCGGTGAACCCAACAACAGCGGCACTCGCCGCTTCTACGGTCCTGATCGCCACTCTGACAACATCCGTCAGACCAGTTCTGATCTTATCTCCGACCGTCCGAAAACCATCGCCGATGCCGGACATATCAGTTTTGGCCTTGCTCAGATTCCTGTCATATTC